ATTGACGTGTTATCATTTCCACCACCATATGTTGGCACACACAATACATATTTAAAGTCAACAATAAGTGGATCCTCTTCATTCCATCTAATTGGAATTTGCTGTGCCTCATAGGTTAGCTTATCGACGAACCTTTTGGTATTTCCAGAATGATTAGAAAAATATACTAACTTTATTGACACCCTATATGTTCCTACTCTATTTTGAGACAAGTAAGGGGAGAGATTTTACTCCCTCCCCCTACAAGTATGCTTTAATTACTTAAGCAATGCTACCTTGGTCTTTGGGAACTTCTTGTTCCACTTAGTTGCAAGTGCATTGTACTTTGCCTTTGCAGACTTAGTGCCTGCCTCAGCAGCCTCAGCACGTGCAATTACAAGGGCAAGCTCTGCCTTGACCTTGGCAAGCTCTGCCTTGGTTACGTCATGTGCAGCCTTCTCAGCAGCAAGCTCTGCGTTCTTAGCAGTTAGCTCTGATGCAAGGTCACGAACTGTAACATCAGCAACACGGACAGCAACAGGAGTTGCTAGACCAGTAACAGCAGATGCGACAGTTGCAGTTGCAATTAGACGAACAGTACCAGCAGCAGGAAGTGTTACATCCTGAGTCTTGGTTCCAAGAGTTGCAGTTGCAGTGTCAGTTGTCAATGCGTAAGTAGTAGATGCAGTGTTTGTTACAACCTGAAGGCTGATTGATGCACCACCCTTTGCGTTACCAAATACGTCAACACCACGTACAGTTGCAGTGTATACGGTTCCTGCAGCACCTGAAGTTGCACCAGCAAGTTCAATTGCATTTAGTGCACCAGCAGTACCCTGGAAGTAGTATGTAGTTGTGTTTCCACCAACAGTAACTGCTACAGTACCAACTGCAGTAGTAGTGGTGAATACGTAGATATCTGCAGTAGTACCAGTACCAGTTGAAATCGATACAGATGAAGTACCTGAAGCAGCAGTTACTGGAGCACCTGCAGCAGCAAGTGCAGTAACAATCTTACCGTTAGTTGCGACAGCAGAAACAGTTGTTCCAGTGTCAAGGCCTGTTAGGGCAATCTTTAGTGCGTCTACAGCATCTACAGAGTTATCTGCAGGTACTGGAAGTGCTACTGGTGCTGATACAGCGGTACCGCCAACTGCAGCGTTTCCGCCAACTGTTAGAGCAGTAGATACTGCAGCACTTGCAGGTGTTGCGATTACTGATGTTGCAAGGGCAGTGGCTGCAACCAATGCGAATGCGATCTTCTTAATTGAAGTCATATATATGTTTTCCTTTTCTATATTGTTTGTTTAGATTAACTCGAACCTATCCAAATAGTCTCTTACCTCTTTTGGCATAGGTTTATATTGTATCACACTATCTTTTTGCTTGTCAAGTTCAGTTTTAGGTCTGTCTTTAAAAGTATGTACCTCAACCTCAAGGTTTAGGTCTCTTGGTGTGTGACTTATAGCACCAAAAATGGCTCCACACACAGCGTCAGCTAGGTCCTTGGACAGCTTTCTTGGGTGGTCAACGTTCTTACCATTCTTAGTAATCTTTAGCTCTGTTAGCTCTTCGAACAACAGGTCTATTGCAGGCATAGCAAGTCTATCTTCATAGACTAGCATAGCCATGTCTTCATAGTGCTTTTTGGCAACAGAAACAGTATCAGTTCTCATTCCAATCTGCTTCAGCTCATTCTGAATATCAAATGACTGCCAGCGGTCAAATGAGACAATTCCAATATTAAAACCAATTCTTCTCAGGTTCTGGATCCATTGCTTTACTTCTGACAAGTCTACTGGTCCTTCTATTCTTGGTTCCCAGTATGCTACGGCATCAACCACAACAATTGGTGCAATCTGTTGGTAGTCTTTAACTACTTGAACATTTACCCACTTTTCTACGTGAGCAATTGCAACAGCACATTTGTCATGCTTCTGAGCAAGGTCAGCGTGAACATAGTAGATCTTTTCTGGGTCTGGCTCAAAAGAAGATTCGAACCTTCTGAACGAATCCAGTGGATTACGAATTGTCATTGCTGCACGAACCTTGTCTCTCTGCTTAAAGAAAGCGTCTGACATGTATGTTGGGACACATGCAAAACGTTGCATAGCATCTCCCATGTCCGTAAAGAATGCAAGCTTGAAGTCGTCAATCTTACGAGTAGGGTTAACTACCCATGTAGGACGCTTAAGAGCAAACATTCCTGGATACTTATATGAGATGATTGTGTCCTCATCCCACTCAATTTCTAGCGAGTTGCCTTCAGCATCTTCTGGCAGGTCTTCGTTCATAATAAACTTGTGCTGCTTTGTTATTACTTCTTTTTCTGCAATCACTGCATCGTATCTTGTAGAAATAAAGTCTCCAGGGAAACGTGGAAAGGAGAGTAGTGCTACCTTTCCAAGATCTGGGAAACGAGAGTCAACAGACGCACGGAACGCTTTGTAAATATTATCTGCAGTCTTACCCTGATCATTACCAGTTCCAATCTCTGTAGCGAATCCAGAAATCTCGTCAAGTACCGCAAGAATAAGGTTGAGACCCTCGTGAGACTCTCTTTCTGAGTGACCTGAGTATACTGTGATAGATTTGTCAAACTCAATAGACTCTGCCTTTGGGTTATACTTTCCAGCAAACCATGGCGATTTCTCAATTTTTGTTTTAAAGCCTTTAAAGAATACGTTCTTCGCCTGCTGTGCGTTAATAGCAACGTTAATGATATCGATGGCATCACCACTAGGTTTACCAAAATATCGTGCAGGATCCTTAAGGCATAATAGCTTATAGACAATGTAAGCACATGCAACCGTAGAGGTAAAGTCCTTGCCAGAACCTTTGCCGAGCTGAAGAATAACTTCATTCTTCGTATACTTTTTATAGTATCTTCTACCATCAGTTTCTCCCATCAGATCAATAAGATCTTCCAGCTTGTAGACTTGGCTCATAGCCTCTACAATGTCATACTGGACCTCAGATAGCGGTGGCTGATTTAGGTAGTCTTCACCCTCAACAAATGTCTTAGCGTCTACTGGACGCTCTTCAAAGTTATCAGCCTTTAGTGCTTCTAAGAAATCATCAAACATCATTATTCACAATCGTTATTGTTTCTTTTTGCTTACTAACCCTAGAAAGTCTTCTCATAATTTCGTCACGGATTTCTGGGTACTCAGATGCAATATCCTTAAGGATTTGGATCAATGCTTCTTGGCGTTCTTCAATCTCAATCATTTCTTCGGCAAGCTCTTTGTTCTCTAGCAAGCCTGCTTTCTGTAGCATTTCGATACGTGTCTTCTCTAAGTCCATAACCAACTTGATGCCCTGGGTTTTTGCACTAAGATTTGCAGTAGTCGTTGCCTCTTCAATAACCTCATAAGCTTTTGAAATTAGCTTGCTATAGTGTGTATCAGCACCAACTAATGCTTCTTTAGCACGAGCACGGATAGCTGCATTGTCTGCAGCCATTTGTCTCCATTCGCTAATGTATCCAACCACAGTCTGTCTTGACATAGACAGCTCTTTTGAAATCTGTGTTGGGTCACTACCAGCAAGGTATTTCTCTACAACCTTGTTCACATTATCAAGGTGCTCTACTAACTTATCTTCCATATTTAAAAGCCGTTCTCATTCTTTCTTCGTTCTTAGCCACAAGTTCTGGGTTCATCTTTTGCTCATCAGTTAATGCAAACTTCGATCTTGTTGGCATATCAAGAGCATCATCAGACTTAATGTAATAAAAGATAGCAATGCTTTGTCTGTTTTCACCATTAGGTGCAGCAATCATCTCTGGAAGACCATGCCAAAAATCTCTATCTGTTTCAAATAGGACTGCACGATTAAACTTTGGTTCGACATAGAACTCTAGCTCATTAGGCTCTCCGTCCTTATCACTCCAGAACTCTAGCTCTCCACCCCATTCATCTTCCCAGTTTTTGTTTAAATAAACAATTAGGTTTAGCTTTCTTACTAGATCAAGTTTTGGATGCACCTTTGCATCCTGGTGCAGGTTAAGTCTGCCATTGCTTGCGTGTAGGTGCATTCCACCAGCATGTAAGCCATAGTCTGCAATAAGCCCATCAATACCAGTCAGCTCTTCAAGAACCTTTGTAAACTCAGCAGATGTCAAATCAAAAAATGTCTTATAAAAAGATTTAGGATACCAGTCCCAATGTGTAGAAAGAAGCTTTTCTTCAAACTCTGAGTTGTTTCTTGTTAGCCATCTCTCATCATCATAGCTATAAAACTCGTCAGAAAGCTGTGTAGCAAGGTCTGTACTAAAAAAGTCGTCAATAATCCAGACCCTTGTTGGATAGTCTAGATACTCAATCTGCTGAGACATTCTTCTTTGCCCTCTTGCCCTTCTGTGGAATCCTCTTAACCTTATCTAAAGCAAATGACCTGTAGCTATGGCTTTGACCCCTAAAGATTTCAAAGCAGTCAACCCAAACAGATCCTGTCTCTGTGTTGGTCACTACAGCATCGAATTTGAACTTTAGTCCGTATTCTCCACTAACTTTAATTATATCACCACGAACCACCTCAAAGCCATTAACTAGCATTGAATGCTCTCTAGTAAATTTACTAGGAGCTACTGGTGCAGCATTCTTCTTACGACCCAACTAGAACTCACCCTTAATACGCTTGATTTCGTCCTGAATATAAAAGATAGCCTTCTCAAGGTCTTCGATGTGCTTCTCTTCGCTCTTAATCCCAGCTCTCCAAATATACTTCATTGCATTACCTAGGTTAAAGTTCATATGTCTAGTAATCTGGAGTGCTTCAATACCGCTTGGGTGGCTGGTATAGTGTGTTGGATGATTGACCTGGTCAACCGTAATTTTTAGCTTATCGCTCATCGTCTGCTCTTTCTTAGTCCAAATTTTGCAAGATATACGTAGATAGTTTCTAAACTAACTCCACATTCCTTTGCTATGTCTTCTGGTGACTTCTTGTCCATAACGAACCTTTTACGAAGCCATGCCTCACTAGTATACAGCTTTGCCATCAGCTTGTCAACCTCTCCCAGTTATTTATAGCATAATGCCCAATACCAATAGCATCAGCAACGTCATTATCGCTGACCATCCTATCATATTGAATATTAATATAATTAATAGTTTTTTCTTTTCTGAGATTTCTTTCATATGTTTTAAGCCATGACTCAGACTTGCCAGGATTTTGGTTACGAATAGCAAGCTTTTCCTCTTTGGTTAGTTTCTTATTGCCAATGTAGTTTTGCCAAGTAATTGGGGCTACAGACTTGATCTGCGTTACCCCAGAAAGGCCTGCTGCCCCTAGTAGTCCACCCTGGACAAGGGCAAGATCTGCTGCAGTCTTAGGGCTATTCATAAATACTGTGTGCTCAATCACAATGGCATCGACAGGGCCATAGATGTCCAAGAAAGCTTTTGTTTTCTTACATGCATCTATGACCTTGTCGTATGTCGTTATACCGCTATACTTAATCTTACCAAAAGATACTAGCGACTTTGAATCAAAAAAAGCAAATGCAAGACTGTTTGTACTTGCATCAATTGCTAGGATCTTTGCTGGCTTCCCCACTATTGAGTTCAGTTTTACCATTTGCTATCCCCTTAATTTGTCTAAGTACACGATTGATCTGTTTTGGATCAATCAGACATGACTCGCATGTTTTTTCATCGTTATATATTGACAGAAGATTATCACATATTTTGCAGCGACGATCTTTGTTTTTTCGCCTCTCCCTACGTGTCTTCTCATAACGCTGTGCTATTTTTTCTTTAGTTGCTTGCTCACGACATAGTGATGAACAATATATCTGATAAGAAGTTTTTGGTATAAAGTTGGTATCACACCATTGACAGTGCTTCATCTATTGGCTCCAGAGATTTAATTTTGATCTCTCCCTTGCCAGCCTCTGCACACGCAGCCTGAATAGGACACGTCTTACAAATTTTTGAATTTGAACGGTAGTTCTTTTCTGGCAGAGTTCTATCAACCCATGCCTTTCGAACCACTCTCATCCAATCAAAAGCTTGGTTTACCCACGATACTAGATAGCTTCCTGGCTTTACCTCAATAGGCAGCACCAGCAAGTCATGGTTATTCTTATTCTCATATATAAGAACACCCTTTGATTTGCCAAGAATCTTCATATAAATAAGCAGCTGAACTAGGTGGCCAGTCTTTGGCTTACCATGTGCCTTTCTGTATTCAAATCCTTCGCTTGGCATGGTTTTAATTTCTCCAACAATGTCTTCCCCAGCCCATTCCAACATTGCATCGCCATATCCAAAAATTGGTGGATCCTGGCTAACGATTTTAAACTCAGTAGTCTTGTTGCCGTTATCATCAACAAACTCTTTTGCTAACCCAGAGTTAAGCATGGCAGCCTGGATTCTATCGTGAGACAAAGTTCCAGATGTCATATTAGCTACACCATATGCGTCAGCGTTATCCTCAAACATGGCACCATCAAACGCTAGGTACCAGTATCTAGGACACTCACCATGTGAATACGCAATCGTGCTTGGTGCAAAAGTTTTCTTTTTCTGAAACTTTGCTACACGAGTTACAGTATATCCATGATGAATTTTTGCAATCAGTTCTTCAGGCTTAATAAACATGTTAGGCTTTTCTTCAACCTTTTTCAACATTACCTGACTCAATAAATTTTTAGCCATAATACCACTTAGCGAGTAATGTACTTTAGTGCAGCAACCAAGTTATTGATTGATTCTGCAGCGGTAAAGTACAAGTTCTTCTTCGCTCTATCTCCCTTATCTACGTTAGCCATCCAGGTTGCCTTAAAAGACATTTTAGCAGCAATTGCCTGTAGGCGTACGATCTCAATTGTTGCAACTTGTAGAGGAATATCTGGCTTAACAATAAGCTTAGCAATAAAAGTTAATGCTGTCGTCAGTTCCTCGTCCTGCATATAATCTGCGATATCTGCAAGACCGTTAATCATATCTAGAGTTGTTTCATTCTGCATCAGCGAAACCTGCAATATCTTGGTTTGGAATGCCAGCCTCTAGACCCATAGCATTATAGATGTCCCATGCAGCAATCATCTTAGGATGCTTTGCAACCTCATCCTGATATGCCTGTCGCTCTTGGAATCTTTCCATTGGGTCAATTGGATTAGTCTGTCCAGTCCATCGATAGTTGGTAACTGGGCAGTAGTCAAAGCTTACAATTTCGCAGAACTCTCCCTCTTTCCACTTACGCTTTGGTCTCCAGTGAACCTGATTAACAGCACTAAAGATAATAGCATCACCCTTCTTTAGGTTATACTCTTTATCATCTACCCAAAGAGTCCAGTCTTCGATATTCTGGTCAAGGCAGTAGTTAAATGTTACTAGGTTTTCATCTGCATCTAGATGTGGTGGTAGCGATGGAGCATGCTTGCCATCACCATATGCCATGTTGTAGTCAATGTAGTTATAATGAGTTAATCTGATTGGATCCTGGTGCAAAGGTTTTGCATATGAATCCATTACCGCCTCAATCTCTGGAGGACAGACAAACTCAATCAGCAGTCTTGACATGTGGACAATCTTCTTTGGATGGAATCTTGTCTCACCATAGTACTGTTCTTGGTTGCCTTGAAGTCGATCATACTGAGCGTTATTCATTAGGCTACGATTATTTTCGATTACGCCACGCAACAGCTCAACTTGCTGCTCATTGAATGGGTTTTCGATGTAAATTGGCAAAGGCTTATTATATTTGTCAAAGTCTGTTAGCCATTTGTGCATTGGTGCTACATTTGTATTATTCATTTTGTACCTCTCATTTATACAATTTTACCATAAAAACTTAGTTTGCGTAATATGCATCTTTATATTTTTGCTGCTTGAGCAACATTTTTTCTAAGTGCTCTGCGGAATGTGGAGCTGCAACATCTAACGGCTCTGAAAAATGGCAGAAGATCATATCTACGTGGTCCGTATCTGAAAAAGCCACCTTCTCTCTCCAATGTATCTGATGTGTTCCACCAAAGACTAAAGCTTGATTATCCTGAAGAACATATGGCTTATCCTCAACAACGATTGCCCATGGCATAGTTGACTTAACCTGAATATCAACAGTTACTCTTTGTTCCTGGAATGTCTCGTCAAAGTGTGGGTAGAGTGCTGGCTTTTTACCATCTGCCGTATCATATCTAGCAAAAGAAAGCTCTCTAAGGATTAGTGGCATGTCAAAGTTTTCAGCGACTACCTTCTCAATCTTTTTAATGATACTTTCTGGAAGCCAGGAGAAATAGGCAGTATGACCAAAGCAGTCCTGAAGATATCTCTTTTCTTCTGGAGTATTATTAACGTGATCATAAATTACTGAGATTTCTTCATCAGTAAATATATTATCTATAATAAAATTATCTAATGAAATCATTCATTCACCAACTTCATATCAAAGAAAATCATCTTGACGTATTCCCCATCAGTAAATGCCTTATCTGGTCTACCGTGCATCATCTTTGATGGGAGAAACATTAGTCCGTCATTTACATCTAGATCAAACGTATCATCCTCAACAAATAGTGGCCAGGAAGTGTTGGCATCTAGCTGATAGTCTATAAGACAGAAATTTTGCATATCTTTATGTGGTGTGAGTACTGGATTTCCATAGTCAGCTGAGTACTCTGTATATGTAGCACAAAAGTAGTTAACATCGAAACCACCAGCCTTAGCAACATCTACTAACTTAGACTTAATCAAATCTGGTAGGCTTAGGTTAAACATAATTTTGCCAAGACTAACATTTTGCACCATGTAGTCAGAATCATCCATTATTCCCTGCGGAAATTGCTGACCGCTAAACTCATCCCAAACATATACCTTACGTCTTGACTTTTCGTCATTGACGATCTGCTCTATGAGGGCAACCTCTTCTGCATCAAATAGATTTTTAATATGCTGTGTCATGCTACTATTATACATCATCTATAAGCTGCTCTAGAAGCTCTAGCTCAACGATTGCAAGCCTTACTTTCTGATTGCCCTCACCAAGCACAACAAATATTGCTGGGTCATTGCCGTTTCGAATTGCATCAGTTACTGCCTTGGCCCAGTTATCCTTGTTAACTGTGAATCCTTTTGGATATTCTTTAAAGTCAACAGTGAAGTTATGCCAAGTAGCATCGCCCTTCTTGGTATTCCTACCAGAATTCTTATGCTGCTTAGCACCTATCCTCTTGCTCTCACTTCTCTCGCTCATAATCCTTTTTCTTCTTAGTTGCTAGAGATACTCTACTAATGTGTCCATCCTTACACATCCACGTAAGCTCTTTTGTTTCTGGATATGATCGCAAAGAAGTTACCTCTACCTTACAAACGTGGCATGGGAACTTTCCATTGTAAACTGTATACTTAGCCATTTAGCTTAGCCTTAATAGAGTCCTGAAGGTCTAGGTCTTCCTTTACTCTAGCGACAAAGGCATCTCTACCCTGGATTTTTGTTCCATCATCTAGCTGATACCATGCACCAGTTCGATTAACAATTCCTAGCTGTTCTGCTGTATCAACAAGATCACCAATACTGTCAACACCAACGTCATCGCCTCTAAAATAGAAGTCATACTCGCCACCTTGGAAAGCAGGAGAAGTCTTAGAGAACTGAAGGTCCCAGCGAACTTTTCTACCAATCTTTTCTTCAATGAATTTATCTCCAACATGGATCTTCCCCTTAATTGCTTGATTGTCTGATTCAGACGAGAACAGCTTAATAATAGTAGACGAGTAGAACTTAACAGATGTACCTCCAGTTGGTTGCTGGCTAGTGTACATAGCACTAATGTTATTTCTAGACTGACTAATAAAGATTAGTAGCGTAGGCTTAACCTTATTGTTTGCATAGTTAAGCATCTTTACTGCATTGCTAAAGTCTCTAGCTTCTGCACCAATCTGCTTAGTATTTTCTAGCTGCTTGAGCTCATCAGAGTCTTTCTCAAAGTAGATTGCAGGCAGCAGAGATGTAATAGAGTCAACAACGATTATGTCCACTCCAGCATTCATCAGCTGAGTACCAACGTCAACCATGTCATTGATTGTACGTGCTTGAGATACGATAAGCTTTGATGTATCTACACCTAGGCGTTCTGCCCATGACTTGTCGTATGACATTTCAGCATCAATCCATGCACAGATCTTTCCCTCTTTTTGTGCAAGAGCAATTGTCTGTAGACATACAGATGACTTTGCAGATGACTTGGATCCCCAAATCAATACCTGACGACCATATGGCAATCCACCATTAAGTGCTCTATTAAGACCAAAGCTTGGTGTTGGCTGAAACTCTGTTTCTGGAACTGAATCCCCAACCATAATGTTTTTACGTAGCTTTGGATTAAGCTGTGCTAGTACGTCTTCTACACTTACTGTCATTAGAACTTTACCCCGTGCTTTTCTGGTCTTGTCTTATTGAAGCTTGTCTTCTTCTCCATAGCATAGTCTAGCGAAGTTCTGGTATATCCATGCTCCACTAGACCTGCGTATAGATCAAAGGTTCTAATAAGGATATCTGCCATTTCATCAGCGATTTGGTCTTCTCCCTTATCCTTTCTAATAGCCTCCATGACCTCTACAGCTTCTGACACAATCATCATTAACTGCTTTGTAATGAAGATATCATCTACATCTTCTGGCCAAAAGCCTTTAGCTACGGCAGTCTTGTGTAGCTCTTCTGCCCAATCATCAAATTGCATGTGCATCCTCCATAATTATTGTTCCATCCTTGGTTTTACCCAAATCAAATTTGTATGCAGATCCTTCCTGAATCTTCATATAAGCCTTAGCATATGCAGTAGGGAATACTGTCACAGGGTGCAGTTCTCTAGAGGCATCTGCTAAAGTAAGTGTTGCCATCTTCTTGCCAGCCTTAGTTATGCGTGACTTGAATGAGACAACAAACATTTCTTCATCTTTATACGGCAACTGCTTGTAGTTAAGATACTTTACAAGTGCCGAATCAACCTTACCAATCTCATCAATCTGGATGGCCTCAGTAATGCGATTATCGCTAGCCAAAATAAGATATGTTTTTCCAGTTTCGATTGTAGACTGCTCATCGTCAAATATACCCACGCTTCCTGTCTTATCTAGAATTTCTACACGTGACCAACCTTTACCACGCTTAATCTCCTTTACCATACCCATGAGAATAAATGAGCCCTTCTCTTCAAACTCTTCTACATCACTAATGAATGCGTGATAGTGCTGAGGAACAGAGATATTAAACTCTGGCAGGTTTAGATACTCGTATAGGTTCTCACGAATCTCTTGGTCATTTCTTGGCTGGTCTTGGAATGTAGCAGCACCAACAACCCTCATGGCCTGTAACGCACGGCTATTAACACCATTACCCTTACCAAATGTAAACTCTTCTAGCTCCTTGTAGGAGCCAAATGGACGAGCAGCCATATACTTAGAGGCAATGTTATCTGAGATATACTTAATTCCAGTAAGTCCAAATCTAATACCCTTGCCCTCAATCTTGAAGTCAGCATCTGAGTCGTTTACATGTGGAAGCTTGATGGGAATCCCCATACGCTTTGTTTCAATTAGATACTCAGTACGTGCATCCTTATCTTTCTCGTTCTTGAGAATTGAGTACATAAACTCTAGGGGATAGTGGTACTTTAGCCATGCTGTCCAGTATGAAAGCGTTGAGTAGGCCACAGCGTGAGACTTATTGAATGAGTAGCCTGCGTGAGCCTCAAAGTCTGTCCAAAGCTCTTCAGCAACGTTTGGCGATAGGAATCTTGATGCCCCCTTTACGAACTTGTCCTTGAACTGGTCAAATTCCTTAGCATCCTTCTTCTTACCAATGATCTTACGAACCTTGTCAGCCTCGGCCATTGTCATGCCACCAAGCTCTGTACAAGCCTGCATAACCTGTTCCTGGTACAAGATGCAGCCATAGGTCTCTGCAGTAAAAGACTTCATAACTTGGTGCTTATAGTCAATATTCTGTCTACCCTGCTTACGTGCAATGTAGTCTTTACCAATTGTATTTGCAGCACCTGGACGAACTAGAGCATTAGAAGCAGCAAGCTCTGCTAGGTTCTTTACACCCATCTTTACTAGAAGATTTGTATATGGTGTTGCTTCACATTGGAACACACCCTTTGTGTATCCATCAGATAGCATTCTATACACATTGGCATCATCCATATCAATTGACAACAGATCAATTTTCTTATCGTGACGCTCCTCAATAATGTTTAGAGTATCCTTTAGTACAGACAATGTCTTTAGGCCAAGTGCATCGATCTTAATTAGACCAATACGCTCTGCCTCTTCCATGTCTACCGCCACAACTGGGATTCGCTCCTTATTTCCTGGAGAGGTCCGAGTTTCTAGTGGTGCAAACTTAAAGATAGGCTGCTTAGATGTTACAACACCTGCAGCGTGAATACCAGTACCACGAATGCGACCACGAAGAAGATCTCCATAAGTTTCAATCTCAGGATACTTCTCACGGAACCATGCTGACTGCTTTGAAGAGCAGTAGTCGTCCCAGTCGTCAACAACCTTTAGAACCTTGTTGACATCTGCCAGTGGCACATTTAGTGTACGTGCAATATCACGAACCATTCCCTTGCCACGGAACTGCAAGAATGTTGCAATAGATGCCACGTGCTTATACTGACGGACTAGATAGTCTTTCACTTCTTCACGTCGTGAGTCCTGGATGTCAGTATCAATATCTGGGAAGTCGTTACGCTCTGGGTTAATAAAACGGAAGAACAGTAGGCCATGCTCAATTGGGTCAATGTCTGTAATGCCAAGAGCATAGCATAGGAGCGAACCTGCAGCTGAGCCACGACCAGGACCAACCATGATGCCTTCCTTCTTGGCCCAAGAAATCATTGAGCGTACAACAAGAAAGTATGGACCAAAGTTCTTTGCCTCAATTACCTCTAGCTCTTCATCTAGACGTGCTAGATACTCTTCTGTCTCAATACCACGGTCCTTTAGACCAGCCAAAGCAAGCTCTCTAAGCTCTTTGTTGGGATTCTGGTATTGCACAGGCAATAGGTCTTGGTGGTCTTGAATGTTATAGTCTTCTACCTTATCAACAATTTCACGAGTAGCCTCGTACATGTCTTCACGGTCAATGCCCTGTGCCTTCATGGCGTTATGCATTTCTTCATCAGATAGCAAGTGAATCTCAAACTTATTAAATGACATCTGACGGTCTGCACCATAAAGGTAGTCTAGACGATCCATCAGGTTGTCATACTTCTTTGAACCATCATAGGTTGCACCCGTCTCAACTTTATTTGAGTATGAGTTAAGGATTAGCTTGAGCTCCTGAATTTCTTTCTGAGATGGGTCAGAGTGGTGGCAGTCTGGAGTTACTACAGGCTTTACACCAAATTCATCTGCAAGGTCTAGAAGAGCCTTGTTAATCTCTGGAGGGTTATGTGGCATGACCTCAATGTAGTAGTCATCGCCAAAAATAGTCTTGCACTTTTGAATGTGCTCTTTTGCATATGCGAACTCATTAGCTTCAATAGCCTTGGCAAGAACACCAGATAGACATCCAGAGGTAATGATAAGCCCATCCTTATACTGCTCTAGAATATCCCAGTCAATACGTGGCTTCTTATAAAAACCTTCTGTCCAAGCAATCTCATTAAGCTTATTTAGATTCTGTAGACCCTTAGCATTCTTTGCAATAATAATAAGGTGGTTGTAGTTTAGATCAAGAGGGTCGTTCTTTTCCTTCTTGTCTGTGTGGTCAAAGCGGTCTTTAGTAATGTACCCTTCGATACCAAGGATTGGTTTGATTCCTGCCTCTTTGGCAACACGATACATTTCACGGTGACCAGATAGAGATCCATGGTCAGTGATTGCGATTGCTGGCATGCCCAGCTCTACGGCACGGTCCACATATTCCTGTGGTGTTGCAATTCCGTCAAATAGCGAGTAGTGTGTGTGGACATGTAGACCAGCGTAACTCATTGATTTCCTTTTTGTTAGTTTTTATTTTAATAATTTATACGAGATAAGATGAGATGGGGGCAACCGAAGTTACCCCCAAATCAAACTTAATTACCAATCAATATTGGTTGATGTAACAGACGGAGTGTCGAATCCAAAGTAGAATGCTTCCTGCTCTGGGTATGGAACCTCACGAACGACCTTCTCAAGGTTGTGGAATTCGTAGTCTCCCCATACGAATGGCTCTGAGTCTGGCTTGGTAGGAAGAAGTGTATAGTTGGTTTCAGTTCCCTGACCATTACGCTTTAGCTTCCACTCAAGGTTTGAGATTGAGCCAGTCTCTAATGCATACTCACGAATAGTATTGAATGCGGACTGCTTGGTAACACCCTGTGACCAAACTGCAATGTATGGTGCCTCAAGGCCATCCTCTACCAGCACGTTGCAGTAGAAGCGAAGCTTTGAACGCCAACCAGCCTTTGGCTCCTTACGTGCCATCTCACATGCGAAGCAGCGACCTTCAGTCTCCATGGTACATGCAGCCATACGCTTGTAGTCCTTTGGATTGGTGTGCTGTGCAATTACTACAGAGAGGCCACGAGCCTCGTCATAGTGTGCTGAGTCCTGATCCAATTCCTCTACGAAACGAATCTTTGCAGCCTGTCCGTCAGCTAGCTTTACCCAACGAACCTTTGTTCCTGTGCTTTCATACTTTGGCTTATCAAGAATTGCATTGATATCCTTTAGCCCTTTAATTACACCCATGGTGTTCTCCTTATTTGTTGTTTGTTGTATTATTGTAGCATGGCCAATATTGATTTGTCAAATGACATATCTAGCCTTTTTATATCTTCGTCTTGCATATCCCCAATGTCTTTGTAGGCAGAGTCTAACTTAACAGTAGTAACCATTGCACCAAGACTTTTAATAATCTTGTCTCTCATGTTACCTCCTGCCTCATCGTTGTCTGCAATAACAAAAACAGAGTTGAAGTACTTACGAAGAAGCTCTATCTGCTTTGTAGATACCATTGCACCTAGTGTAGCAACAGCTGGAATTCCAACCTGATCTAAACGAATAGCATCGAAAGACGATTCTACCACATAAACTCTGCTAGATGTCTTAACTCTATGCAAGTTAAATAAAATTTTTGACTTTGGTAGCCCAGGAGTATTCTTAAAGTCTTTACCCTCAATAGATCTACCAACAAAGCCAACCTCCATTCCGTCAGGTGCAGCCACTGGTATTGTAACCATATCTTGCTTTTCTGAATATCCAAGCTGAAACTTTTTTACAGATGCTTCTGTTATAAGTCTGCCAGCATAATACCTCATTGCTCTTGGAGACTCAAGTGCTTGTTGGTTAAGCCTCTTGATTAGTACCTGGTCATACTGAATATACTCTGGAATGCTGATAAGCTTTTTCTCTACATCACCAATAATGGATGACAATCCTTCTTTTGATTTAATGTAACGTGCTGCCTCAAAGTAACTACGTGCTGTTGTGTGCATAACTACCTCAACCAAATCTGCAACATGGTGACAAGAAAAGCAAAAAAACTTTCCAGTATTCTTGTCTACTTCTCCTGCTGGAGTTCTGTTGTTAGCATGAAAAGGACAGAAGATAATGTAATCAGAGTCAATCTCTTTTTCAATAGTGAGACCTGCACCAATCAGTACCTTCTTAATTTGATCAGGAGTATACGCAGCCATTAGTTATCCTCGAAATCCTTGTACTTGTAGTATCCCTTGTCAAAGTCTGCCTGAACCAAGAACTCTCCCATAAAGCCATTACGGTTTTTACGGAATACACACTCAATAATGTCAGAGTTGGTTCCACGACCAAGAGCAAGGACCCAGTCAGCATCGTATGCAATTTGACGTGACCATGCAGTCTGTCCAAGTGTTGGAACAGTATCAAGCTTAGTTACATCGTCAGGAGTAGCAGACGAAATAGCAATAATGGGAACCTCTTCTGAGATAGCCATAAGCTTTAGCTCACGAGACAGGTTCTTCATACGCACAGTTTCGTTATCTGACTTTTGGTTTGGCGACATAAGCTGAAGGTAGTCAACCACAACAAAGTCTGGCTTATACTGGTCAATCTTACCACGCAATACGGATGGCGTAACCTCTCCACCAGAATCATTAGAGATAATATGAAATTCTGGCTTGCCTTGAAGTGCCTTCTGGTGCCACATCTTTAGGTCATCAATCTCAATTTGTCCAGCAGAAAGCTTTCGGTGTGACCAAAGACCTTCCCCCATGATTGCAAATACACGGTTACGAACTTCTGTCTCACTCATTTCAAGCGATACAATCATTGGTGACTTGCCTTGCTTCCATGCCTGTACCGCAAAATATAGCGATAGCCATGACTTACCAATACCTGGATACGCAAGCATTACACCTAGCTGTCCTGGCATAATTCCTGCTGGAAGATAGTTGTCAAATCCTGGCAAACCAGTCTTAATACCAGCCAAGCCTAGCTCTGCCTGCTTCTTCACATTCTCGTAGTATGCAATTGCAGACTCAAGATCTGTGGCATCAATATCACGGATTGCTGCAGTATTCTTTCTTAGCTCAGATGTTTTTGAGATTAGTAGCTCAAGAGCATCTAGCCCTTTGTCTGCCTGAACCTCTGCAGCAGCAGTTCTAATGATATCCTTTAGGCTATCAGTCATAAACTCTGCCTGCAACTCTTCTAGATGGTGCTTTGTTGCACCTACCCCAGACTCAGGCTGAAAGTCACGGAACTTCTCTACAACCAATGATTGTGGAGGAGTGGATCCATTCTGCTCAAAGTATAACCTAATAAAGTTCCAGATATCCTTATGGGTCTTGAGAATGTTGTCAACGTTTGCCTGTAGCAATACGTGAATCTGCTTATCTTGCAAAACAGCAGAGATTAGTTTGGATTCTGAATTACTCACTTAGCCACCTCTTTGCCATTTCTCTTCTCTTTGCCCTTTCTTTAATATCTTCTTGTAGTTGTTCTTTTTTATCAATTATATCTTGTGCGTAGTTGGCAAAGTATTTCCAACTTGGATTCTGTGCAACATCAAAATAGTGTGCCAGAAGATCATAGCATTCTGATATGCCATATGATTCAATTAAAGCGTCTGCAGCCCATTGCTCAACGTTGATGTTGATCTGTGGCTTGTGCTCGTATCTTTGAGTGTAAAGCTTTGAGTAGCGACTAAGCAAAGCCATACGGTCTTTGCGTTCTGCCATTATTCTACTTCTGACTTAGCTTCTGTAATCTTTTCGGCAAGCTTGGTCTCTACAAAAGAGTAGACACGATCAAATGCCTCATTGATGCTTTCGCTCTCACGCTTATTATCAATTACGTTTAGGTCAATCCTTAGTGACTGGAAGTTGCCTAGATTTAGAGTGTAACCAAGAGTTACACCAACTTTAGTGTTTTCGTTTTCCATACCCGTTTTCCTTACTATATAGATTCAGACCACACTGGAATGAATCTGCCATCTTCTGTTTTGGTATATGTAAGTATACCATCTCCCATACGCCTTGTCAACTCCTGGCGTGTTGGGGTAATATTATTCGTTATTAACTTATCTTTTCGTGGACCACCAATGTGGTATGAAGCTAGTATATCACGAAGTTCAAAAACTTGCGACTCAGAGTAGTAACTCCTTACCTGCCAGCCAGTTGCTCCGCCCTTCTGAGAGCCAGTAGCAGGTGGAACAACTCCACGTCTTACTAATGATGGCATATACTTCTTATGACGATTAACTAAACTAGCAGTCTCACCAACAGTAAATGCACGTTCACGATTTTTCTTAAAATCACTAATAAGACAGCTTTCAATTCTATCCTGTGTAATGTTATAAACAGACATTATGCCATTAGATCTATTTAGATGATGGACTCTAACCAAGTCACCATTCAAAAAGTAGACCTTTTTGCTTCCAGGTATAATGGGTGCATTGTTGTACTCTTCACGAGACATTGCCCCAAGGCGATGCTGTTTCTTTGTCATTTTATATTCTAGTTCGGTATGCCGATAATAATTAGATTGAGTCCAACAGTTAGGTTTCCACTGCCAGAAAATGTGACAGTTCCGCTAACAAGGTTCTGACCAACAGACTTGATCATGACGCTAACACCTGTTCCTGCATCTGCACCAGAGACGCTGATTGGTGTTGCAGTTACAACTGGAGGATACTTAAAGTATGATGGGAATGAGTAGTCCCACTTGACAGCAGTTCCTGCTGCAACGTTTCCACTAGACACCTCAACGTAGCCCCCAATAAAAGCAGCCTCTGACGTTTTCACGGTTTGGACTCCAGCTGATGGCGTGTTGATGCTTGTAAGATTCATTGTTGGGGATGTTGAAATATTGCTTGCCAAAGTGTTAATGGCATTAGCCAATTCTAGTAAATAGGTAGCATCAATTGGCTGACCTGCACTTGGTGTTCTAACAATGTTTGCCATAATATCTCCTAAACTATTATACCACTACAGACTGACATTACCCTCAAAAACCTTGAGGACTGCAGATGGTTTCTTTTGTGTTGATGCTGCCTGAACCAAGACATACGCTATCGTGCTGCCAGATTGAGGGATTATCGAATAATTGTGAGCAGTAGTTCTTCCATGGTGTTGATACGTAGCAGATTCCTGGTACTTAACAAATACATCATATTGGGTAAGGTTGTTAGAGTTTTCCCAAATAACGTCAATTACACCGCCATTTAGTCTTACGACTCCATTAACAAGAGCTACAGCTTTTGCTGGAATAGAGTAAATGTTTGACCAATCTGATGGTTTTGTTTTATCCAGGACAACTCTATATCTAACTAGATACTTATTCTCAGAGTTAACTAGTGGAAGAGACTGCTTCTCTACCTTATTTTTTCTGTTTGCCATTATATATCTATGCCAAACCTAAACTCTATATAGTTTGTAGTGTTCTCAAGCTTTTTCACTGTTGTTCCCCCATCTGTTTTAATTACAGAGTATCCAGAAAGACCATACAGTGGATTGATTGTCTGAGTATTTTCAAGTCTCAAGGCATCTAGACAAATATAGAATAGATCAGTTACGTTGGAGTCTACATCTTTTGCTGATGCAAAAACCTTAATATTCGTTACCTGGCTCCAAGAAAAGTTTTGCGTTGTTACAAGATCACTAATTTTCTTTGAAACCACAAAGTATCTGTTATTAGAAAAGTTAACATCTGCAGAAGACAAGTGAACCTCTAGCTTGGCTGAGTCAGATGTAGTTGAGTCTGAAATAGCAAATTCAACAACGATGTTCACTTCTGATGGGTTTTCCTCTACGCTTCCTCGCTTGTTTATTACTGAGAAAGCAAGCCTAATCTCATCAGATGGTGAATTCTTATCAAAGTTTAGCTTAACATTGTTTAGGTGAATATGATCGCCAGAGTTATAGACTACCCTGCCTGTTGTAGAATTATATGAAAGATTTGTAGTATTTCCACGAATTGCAATGATGTTATTTAGGTATCTGCAAGTCTCATATCTTCTAATTCTATTTTCATTTGCAAATAAGGTATTGTCTGCGTTTGTATGCAAAACCTTACAGTCCTTGCTCACGCCATTAACAAAGTATGTGCCCTCAAGAACGTTTGCCTGATTTGGATCAAGTGGTGTATAGATTACTGGGATTGGCTCAATGCTAGTGCCATGGTATTGCCAGTTCTCATTCTGAGAAAATGAGTAAATAGTTCTACTGTCATATGAGCCTGCATCTGGATTTGACTGTGCTGAGAATACTCCAACCTCAGTAATCTCATATCTTTCTTCTGTTGGCAGTTCTGCAGTTAGTACAATGTCAGTATAGTATGTCTTTGCTGTGCCCCCAGAAATGTAAGTACCAGTAACAGAGTTTTTAATTGAAAAGCTTGTTGGCGAAGAATCAATAATAATCGCATCAGAGATATTAAATTGTGATGGATTTACACTGGATATTGTGACACGATCTCCAGTCACAAAATTATTAGTTGATGTGGTGTATGTCACAATACCGTCTGCAATTGAAACCCCAGTAATAGAGGCTGACCCTGACTCTTCTGTGACATATCCTCTTGAGGTTATTGGTACACGAAACATCTCAAAATCTAAAGATTGCTTTAGTCTTTGTTCTGCTATTTCAGCCTGAGACACAGATGACTGACTAGTGTATGGCATGGGACCACAGCCAACGGCAATGTGAGAAGCATATGACGCTGCCTGTCCTATCATATACTTTGTAATTAGCTGCTGGCCTTTATTGGTTATCATGGTTTTTACCTCAATATATTATATCATTAGTATCTGCTGACTGGAACTCAATCTCTATTTGATATGAATTGTCTAGATTTGCAAGCTCTACTATAAGATTGCCATCAGTGTCTAGATATACTGGACTATTAAATCCAGATGGGTCAGCTGTTGTTTCTGGAACAAAGGTATACCTGCTTAGTGGGTATTTTTTAAATACTTGCTCGGATGTACTTTGCAATGCAATTAAGTTGGCTCCACCATATATGGTTTCTATTTTAGCCAAATTTGATATTTGTTGATACTTAATGTCTATTCCACTAACAAGGTCATGTCTTGCTAGATTAAGAATTTCTGTACCGCCAATATCTTCAAAAAGAAGATCAGTCATAACTTCTGTTGGGAATGCTTCTTCTTGTAGAATTATTAAATCTGGCGTTGCTGGCTTATATGTTTTTGGAGTTTCACTTTCTCCAGTTACGCCTGATTCTGGTGCATCTGGAGTAGCACCAACTCCAACATCTTCCTGGCCTGCATCATCAACATTTGTATCTGGATTAGCATTTGAGGTGGTTCCAGAAGTATTTGGCTTAGGTTTTGGCTTAGGCTTTGGTTTAGGTTTTGGCTTGGGTTTTGGGTCTGGCTTCTTCTTGTTGTCTGTAGGCTTAGTTGTTTTTATATTTAAAATCTTTTTTTCTGCATCAGTTAGCTTTTGCCCACTAGTCAATTTTTTAAGTGCAGCATCAGCAGCCTTGGCCTTGGCAAGTTCAGCTGCTTTTGCAGTATTTGCTATTCTTTCTGGCCTATCTGGAGAAGGTTGTTTGGGTGGCTGCAACATTTTTGGAACGGTATTCGTCGTTTTTGTCTTATTCAAAAATGGAATACTTGGAAGACCTTTTGCTACTGGAACTGGCTTTGAGCCTGGACTTGGACTTGGTGTTGGTGTCTGCCTTGCTTTTCCTGCCATTAGATTACCTCACTAACATATACAATTGATGATGGTCCAGTAGATTCGACTGAGTACTCTATGCTGTAGACCACAAACTTTTTGTCTCTACTTACTAGCTGATCAGTTCCATCATTATCTGTCCAGAATATCTGAACAATGTCTCCTAGCTGAAGGACTGAACCTGCAAAGACGGACATACCAATAGCCTTTCTTGGCTTGATGGTTTTTGAAATTACCCAGCCCATAAGATCTCGTGCAGCATCTTCTGTCTGAATATATTTTGCATCAATTGAAAACTCGTTAGTGCCATATGTGGCACGGCTTGCTCTAATGTCAAAGTATTCCTTTTCTGCTTTAAAAGGTGAGTTTGTAGCTGTAATTACATAGTCAACATTAGACAAGTCACTGTTGTGCTTGTAGTAATCATCAAGCGTTAACTTCCTGTCTGAGTTCTGCGTAAAGGTTACGCCCTGAATTCTTAAATAATTTCCTGTTGTTTCATCAAGGCTAATTACAGTATCTGTATGATTAAACACAAGGAATTCTGCACCATATGCATTTGGCATAAACCCAGAAACTGTATACCCCTTAACCTTGTTAAAGGTTGGAGAAATCTTTGCACTTAGTGCTGGATAGGCCTTGTCAAACTTAATATTAAAGTATGCTGCCTCTCTCATAATTGTACCAAACTCTTCAAAATACATGTCGTAGCCTGGACCCTGCTGACCATTTATATCAGACAGATATGTCTTCTGTACAGCACCACTCAGTGCGTACTTTCTTGTTGCCTCTGACACGTCAACTGAGCTATCTCCAAATACAGAATTTATTGGTGTAGATAGGCTGCCAGTAGCATCTACAGAATACTTCTTAGAAAGAGCGTAAATGTTTTCAAACATTACTCTTGATGTGCCCCTAATAAATGGAGCAATTCCCTGGTATGCTGGAAGTGGGTCTGTGTCATCAACAATGGCTACACACTTGTTATTAATGTATAGATAGAATCTTCTAGTTGAACGTTTGTCAACTTCCTCATACTCTACAGATAGGTCATAAACTGTTGGGTTATCCTGAGTATTCATTCTTGACTGCCCAGCAAAATTTCCAGAGTCTACTATGATATTTGCGATTCCAGACCATAGTCGAACTGGAACAGCATTACCACTAGAGTCTGACTTAATTTTGTAAAAAACAACATTGTTAAGGACAATATCTTCTTCGCCAGAAGCATTTTCACCAGTCAGTGCCATTACCTCAAAGTAATATCCGTTATTTGTGGCTGAGTTTAGCAATACTGCTAGACCACCAGAAGCTCCACCAATCTTTCCATCCTGGTAGTATCCCATAGAACCTGTTGGTGTTTGAACCTTATTTGTTCCATTTTCAGACCTACCAATAATTCTTAGTCTAGTTCCAAAGTGAGAGTATGGACGACCAAGTTGTTTTGGTGCATAGCTTATGTGGTCTACTGCCTTTACATCGGTTGTGAATGTTGGACCATCAAACACTAGTGCTGAAGACTGAACAGTTCCAACTTCTGTAATTTTTAGCTGATTAATTTGTGCATCAGTCTTGTAGTTACCACTAAGTGAGTTTCTGATTATTCCACTTCTGCTAGCATTGGCAACTGTAGAATTAGCTAAACCTGCAGCAGAGACTGTCAACGACTTGCTTTTTTCTTGTGCAGTTTTTTCATCAAAAGATAGTAAATCTGAAAACGACATCTTACATCCACGAGTTGGATTTGATCCATCTGAATTTGTCCACAGAGAAGATAACCCTGCCTCGTGCTCTACTATTGGGGTTCCAAATTGACCACGACCATGCTTATTTACAGCACCATCTTTAAATCTAGTTACGCCATTAACTATTTCATACTTTGGCTCACAGTATATTCTTACTCTTCCAGTTGGAAACATTGTTCCACCAAACTTTACAGACTGGAAGTAATTTGAGTATTCCTGTGTACTCTGAATCCAAACTGGTGCTGCCTGTCCAGAAATGCTATACTCTACAGCGTCAAATCTTATGATTTCTCCATTAGCAAAAAAGTATCCATTGTATCTTGTTATAAAGTAAACGCCCTCACCAAAGTCCATGATATTGTTTAATATGACACCATTAGAAACTGTTGGCACAGTTGCAGGTATCTTGGAATTCAGTGGTATGGCAGCTAGAGAATATGCTGACTGGCTAGTTAGCTGTCCATTTTGAGACTTAGTGTTCAAGGAACCAGATGCCTCCCATAACAATGCTGGCTTATATATCCATGTCTTATTTCTATCAATCATCGATGACTGCTTAATTGAGCCATATGATCTTTGAATATATTTTTCCTGAAAGTTTATTGTTCCACTATTGAACACCTTAGTTTCTTGCATAGATATGTCTTGAATGTTTGCATCTATAACATCAGTATTTTCTCCACTAAGAATCATATCTGTTTCTCTTGGCAGTGTTGACTCTGGGAGCATGTACCCCTTCGACATAACGATAAGGTTGTTTTCTTCATCAAAGAACATCGCAGCCTGAGCAGATACTGCTATATCCTGCAATACTTGCATGACAGACTGTTCGCTACTAGTATAGAAGTATGGGATGATAAGATCCTTTTCATCTGCCATTCTTAAGAATTTGTAGTTAGAAAAACCAATAGAGTCAAGCAAAGTGGAGACAGCTACGCTCATAGAAACGTCTACCATAAATAGTTCTGGTGCCATCGACTGTTCTAGCCAAAATGTTAGGTCTCTTAGCTCTATAGATAGTTCTCTAGTTGCTGCTGATAGAGATGGTCTATTTGCAGAATACAAAGTTTTGATTGGAACAAGATACTTGTTGCCATCATTATCTGTAATGTTTTCATAAATCATAAACTTAATAATCTGATCAAGGTACTTAGCTATTACACTATTTTTATTATTCTCATTAAATACTTCATTATAGTCAAAAAGATTGATGCTACCGACTGATGCCAAAAGCTGTCCAACTGGCATACCAGCATTTCCCAAATCAGACATGCTTTTTGTAACATTAAGCGATGCTGTCATTGCAGTAAAGTCTAATACTAATCTTGGTGACATTTCAATTAGATCAAAAGAAGTATTTGGTGTATTCATCTGATCAATCACAACACGTATACCACGAATATGCTGGTACTTTGAATAATTCTTTTTACCAGATAGCTGATCAACAAAGTAGTCAGCAGGCTCAGTTATGTCAATTGTATTTCTAAAATCTAGAACCTCTGTATCAGATAGTGACCAACCATATCTAGCTGCAAACGACTTATATCCAGTTGAAGTATATACATAGAATGTTCCAGCTTCTGATGATGATGTCTTGACTAGATATGCAGAGCCTACCCCTGGATTTATCGGAAGCATCTGCTCAGATCCGAAAGCTCTCTTATAGTTGAATATTGATGAGTACTCTGTTGGGATTATTGCTCCATAGTAGACTTCTACGTAGCCATCAGAGCCAATGATTGGCGACCCATTAGCTCTTGTATCAGTAGGCAAAAAAGATACTGCATCAACCCAAGTATCGTTCTCGTCTAGATACTGGATTCTCCACTTATTTGGTGTCTTGCTATTTTCCTGTCCATAAAATGGATCTGCTAGTGTTGTTCCAGAAGGAGACACAAAAGGCCCCTTATTAATTGAGCCTATGTGAGTCTGCATCTTTACAACAATTCTGTTTGCTGGTACACTCTCAGAGTACACAATAAATGGTGCTGCATCGTCAATAAAATAAGACGTATTGGATCCAGACTTTACTGGGTACGAAATTCCTCTAGTTCCATCCTCAGTTCTATCAGATGTCCAATACTTAAACGAATCATTCTTTGTTGCAATATAGTACCTTGGACGCTTTGCCATATCCTTGTCGCTATAGTGGAAGTATCTGTCTGAAAAATACTTAGCTTTATTGATTCCAGATCTTGGCCTAAACTTTCCAAAACAGTCTTCCAAAGAAAACAAAAGCTTTACTTGATCCTTTGGCTGTGTGAATGCTAGTGGTTGATCATTCTGGTCAACGCCACCATCGATAACTATATCAGCATCTGTTGCACCAGTATAAAAATTACCAGAATCATATTTGTCATAAGACGAAACTATTGTGCTATAGATTGATGATGAGGTTGGTCTATACCTATAGTTACCAATCTTAGCAAAGTTTTGAGGTATATTCATATTCCACTCAGCGAAGATGGCTGATGATACAGCTATAGTAGACGACTGTTCTATATGAGCAAGAAGATTCTTATTACCAAACATTATACCTCTTCTAGAGAAACCGATATATTCCAAAGATCATGACTACCGCCACGCTTTATGACATCGTAATCAAATGATGAAATATACATTTCTATGGCCTGTGGATATTCTCCAAGTCTTTCAAATCTAAACTGGTCCTTAGCAAATTCATTATACTTGTCATAGGATAGGTATACCCAGAATGACCCAGGATTATTCTCATACCAATTAAGTATTTCAACACCGCCTGCACCACCATCGCTAGTGATAATTTGAGAAGCTACTAATGCTTGGTTTGGCTCTCCCGTTGCAGAATCAAAATTAGGGTATGTAGCAAATCCACGTGATGGAAGTAAATCCCATGATGTAGATAGATTTATCTTGTCAGCAATGTGGTATGACCTCATCTGGCCATTAACCATACGCTTACGTGTCTGGATTCTGTCTGTTTTAAAAGCTAGGGGCTGTCTATTATCATCAGAAAGAATCAAAAACTGATCTCTCAATTGTAGGTCAGTCTGTGTGTCTACATAGTCATTCACCTCAAGACCGTATGGAACATACTTGCCATTTATAATTAGTGGAGGTTGTTTTGACCACATCATGGCGTGAGGACGTGAGTATTTCTTTCTACCATCCATGTACGTTTGTGTTGCCATTAAAGTCTAACTCCTCTTACTCTTTGTGAATCTACTGACCTAATCTTCTGCATTACTGCATTTGCAATGTCCTGAGCCCCTGCATTTGAAGAGCCAACATTTACGCTTAGGTTATAATTATACACTGAAGAGTTATTATTTGTTGCAGATGTTCCTTCATTAACAATCGTAGGAACAAAAGAGCTTCCAGATGGAGATTGGATTCCAGGTGCTGACATCTTTGGAACAAAGCTTCCATTGTTGATTGCCTTCATTGTCCCAATGCCATATTTGCTAACAGCACTCTTACGCATTACGAATTCTCCAGGGGTCAGCATGGCAGGGACTGTGTCCGTACCCCTTGGCTGTCCTCCGTTTCCAAAATATTGTGGAACCATTCCACCACCAGACTTCCAAATATATTCATATTTTGCAGGAACAAATTGAGATCCATTATATACTCCAGTACCCTTTACAAGTTGCTTGGTATATGTTAAAAGCATGCTTCCAACATATTTCTTGTCTCCAGGTTTTGGATTTGCGTTTGAGTTGGTGTTATTATTAGTAGATCCACCAGATCCACCAGAGCCACCAGAGCCACCAGAACCAGTTGAGCCTACCTTTTCAGTTACCTCAACAATCTTGTGTGTTGTTGTTACAACCTTACCGTCCAGATCACCCCACTTTTTAACTAAATCTTCTACGGTCTTTAGAGCAGCACCAATTGCCTTTTGATATTTATCGCTATTTACTCTAGCCATATCTACCTTGTTCTTTACCTTTTCCCACTCATCTTTATTTAAGCCAAGAACCTTGATACTATCAATGGCAGCTTGCTTTTTAAGGTCTGCTTGTCTTCTAGCCTCTGTTGCTGGCTCTAGAGTATCTTCCTCAATCTTGAAGATTTGCTTCTTAAGATCTAGAATGGATGCCTCAAGCTGGGAGCGAGTTCTTCCTTGGGCATCAGCTAGTGCTCCAAGTTCCTGCTGCTTGGCTAGATCAAGGGCTTCTCTCTGAGATGTCATGGCTGCTTCAGCTTGCTGAGCTCTACCATCCTCAATGGCCTTAGCTGCTGCTGCGATATCACCCTGGCTCAGAGCATCTGCAATAGTTAGCTGAGCTTTATTCTGCCTTGTGATAGCGTCATTTGCCTTTTGAATTCTATCAAGTGCTTTACTACGCTCTTCATACTTCTTGTTGATCTCATCTTCTTGCCACTGAATCTGCTGAATTCCTGCTTCGTAGTCATCTACCTGGTAGGCAAGGTCAGCAATTTGATTTTGAGCATTTTCAATTGTTTCATCAATCTTGTCAGTGTTAATTAGGTCTTTATTCTTGCCACTCAGGTTTGTGCCAAATCTAAAGTCAAGATCAATTTGAGTTTCTTGTGCATCAAACGATTCCTGCACCATGCTATATGCATCATCAAATAGTTCCTGCATACCTTCTGCAGTCTGCATCTTAATCTTAATTTCAATCTCTTTGTTCGCACGGATTCTTGCAAGGGCATCTTCTAGCTGTTTAGCACTAACAGTTCCTGCCTTAAATCCTGCTGACAAGTTTTCATCTGAAAGCAATGCGTCAACTTCTTCTGCAGAAGCACCAACTGCACCTAATGCACTTGCCATCTTTAGCTGACTGTTAAGTGTCTCTTTTGCTGCAGCATTTTCCTTTGTAAAGTTTCCAAATGCGTTCTTTAGGTTTTCTCTTTCAAGAAGTTTGATTGCATCTGTAATTGCCTTAATCTGCTTTGCAGTTTTTGCAGTAGCCAAACCAGCAGCAATAGTTGCGTCATTTGCATACTTCCATGCAGCACCTGCACTAATGTTAGCTTTAGTCATAAGGCCATAAGCTCTAACAGTTTGCTGAATTTCTTTTCTTTGATTTCTCAGAGCCTCAATTGCTTGCTGATATGCTGACTTCTGTCCACCACTACCCTTTGAGTTAATCTTTTCCCATTGTCTATCTGCAGTTACTAGGTTATTTAGTGCACCCTTAAGATTATTCAATGCAGTCGAATACTGGTCAGTGCCCTTGGCTGCCTCAACTTTAGCCATAGCATCTTGAATTGCAGCATTGCTTGCATACCTAATTGCCTCTGCAGTAGTAAGGGTTACGCCCTCTAGCTGTAGTAATGAGTTATATGTGTCAATATTCTTTTGAACATTATCTGCCTGCTCCTGCACAGCAAGAGATACGTTAAGTGCTTCCTGTGCCTTATTCTGATTTTCTGTAGCAACGGCAGCAGTATTAATTGCACCAGTAATTGTCTGAAGTACCTTTGTGTACTTTGTACCTGCAGCTTTACCCTTTTTCAAAACTTCTAGCTGATCATCAGTAATTGTAACACCAGCTGCAGTTGCCTTTAGGATAAGGAACTGGTCATTGATATTATTTACACCTTCAATGGCTTCTGTCATTCCCATCGCTTCTGCAATCTGTGGCAATGCAATAATTTTAGCCTCATCTGTCATGGAATCAAAGCTTGCACCAACTTGAGATATTTTGTCTATAAGTGTAGTTGCATCAATGGTTCCCATTTCAAAGCTATTAGAGAGTGCTTTTAGCGATGTTCCAATTTGTCCACCAGCAACCTCTACAGACTTTGTTTCATCAGTAGACAGGGTGTTTGCTGCAGCATTTGAGTTGTATGCACCACCAGCAACTAAGTTGGTGAGCTGTGTTCCCTGCTTTCCTGCGATATCATTAAGAGTCTTTGCTGCAGATGCAACTTGCTTGTCAAGCTGTGCCATACCTTCTGGTGTTTCTAGACCAAGATTAACACTAGCAAAACTTAGGTCAAGGTCTTTTCTTTCAGCTGCAGATGCAATGGCTCTGATGATTCCATCTACTGTCTCAGGACCAAAACCAGAGTTTCCTAGCTGAAGAGCTAGTGATTCAAGTGCAGCTGTGGCATCTCCCTTTGTAGCATTCTTAACTGCTGTAATGTTGTCGCCAAAGTATTCTGTAAAGCTCTTTCCTTCAGATCCATAAGTTGATGCCTCAACCTTTTGCTGCATTGTTTGCTGATCTGCAGTTGTACCAGATTCAACTCCAACACGATTAGACAAATCAATATCAGTTACCGTAACTCCAAGTGCCTCGCCAAGTGCAGCCACCTTCTCTGCAGCCATAGCAGCAGTATCACCAAGCCCAGTAATCTGTGCCTTCTGATCTCCAAACCAATCGAATAGTGCCTTAATTCCAAATCCAAGTGCTGCGATAGCAGCAACAACAGCAGCAATTGGCCAAATTAGAGACCATAGAGATAGTGCTGCTGCACCTGCACCAACTGCAAGTCCAGTGGTTGATGCTGTGGCAGCTGTCTGAGCCACGTTAGTTCCAAGTAGTCCAAGAACAAACATGCGAGCAACTGCAACTGATCTGCCCAGTCCAGTATTAAATGCTTGCTGTGCAACATATGATGCTGCCTTGATTGCAAGCTGAAGTCTTTCAGCATTAATAAGCATGTTAGACATCATTGACAATGTAAACATAACTGAAGAAACTCCAGTAATAGCTGCACCAAGACCACCAAGGTCATTTCCAAACATTCCAGCAATAAGAGATACAGAGCCTAGTACGCTAGAGAATGCCATCATTTTAGAATTAAACTTAGCAAATGAGTCTGAAGTTTTCTGTACACTTTGGTTAAATGCTGCAACATTTCTCTGTTGTTGCTTTTCAAGAGCAGCACCAACCGTAGACTTTCTTTCACGGTTTCGTCTCATAGACTTATCTTGTGATGTTGGCATCTGTCCACCGTAAAGCTGTTGTCTACTTGCTTCTGCCTTTGCGGTTTGGTTATTTGCTGCAGCTGCTTTTACATCATCTTTACCCTCGTTGATTGCCTCAACAACTCCGTCAACGAGGTTCTTGGCAGCTCTTCTTGTCTTCTTTGATGGGGATGCAGACTCAGACTCTGCGTTAACGCCATCTGCAAAATTCTGCACTGTTCTTGTTCCTGCAGCTCTAACCTTATCCTTAGCTGCATCAATGCCAGCTGCAAAAGATGTTGCTTCTGCAGAACTTGCTACACCAACATTAGGATTTGTAGATAGACCACCAGAAACTCTTGCACCTGCAACTGCTCTCTTTGAGTCATTGTATGCATTCTGCATAGCCTTAGAGCTTTCCCAAGTTTTCTTGTCTTCTGCAGTGATTGCTTCAAGAACGTCTGCTTGGGTTGCAAGCTCTACTTCTGAAAGAGCAAGGTTTGAATTAATCTTATTCTTAATAGATAGATATTGGTCCTCAGACACCTTGCCCTCGGTACGCATCTTTTCTAGCTGTGCCATGTACTTGTCATAGAAAGCCTTTACCTTTTGCTCTCCTGCTAAGTAATTTGAAATCTGATTTTCAGTGTGTGTCTGAGGGTTAACGCCCTTCATGTCCCATGCTTCTGGCAACGACTTTGCAGCTCCACCAACTGGCAATCTGTGTGCTCTGTCAATCTGGTATTGTCCGCCTGGAAGTCCTAGAGACTCTTCTGCAGCAAGACGCATTCTTGCTCTCTGAAGCTCGTCTGCTCTTCCTGCCTTATCTGCCTGCTGCTGAATAGTTCCAACACCAGTTGCAGAATACTTCATTGGCTTACCCTTTACGCCAAGGTTTTCTGCATAGAACTTATTTACTTGATTAGAGACATTCTGACCGCTAACATCCTCTGCTGCTACTGCAAATGCCTGGAAGAACTTCTTTAGGCTTACCTTGCCTTCTTCTGACATAGTTGCCAAAGAAGCAAATAGCTTTTCAATTACGTCACCCTTTTGATCTACCTTAATAAAGTCATCTGTTATACCGTCAAGGATTGTCTGAATTCTGTCTATTGCTGTTTGTGAAGCATTAATGTCCATAGAGGAGTCGCCAAATGATATAGAACCCTTTGGAGATCCTGGGCCACCACCCTTTTTAAATCCTGGAATCTTTACTTTTCCACCTGCTAGAAGTGCTGCAACAATATTTGGATTTTCCTGTACTGTCTCTGCAGATAGAACAACTTCTCCGTCAGAAAGGTTTGCAGGAATCTTGTCTCCCTTTGGTCCACCTGGACCAGAAACAACCATTCCACCATCTGCAAAGTTCTTTGGCTTAGCTCCACGAGCTACGCTAACACCACCAAACTTAGCTTGTGCAAGTGCTGCTCTCTCCATTGCAGTACGAAGCTTATCAATAGCACCTGCTTCAGATGTAAATGTTTGAACAAGTTTTCCATGAACCTGATCAAGCGATGATGCTACAGCTGCTGCTTGCAGTTGCTCAGATGTCATGTACTGAGTTTGCTCACCTAGATCATTAGTTTCCTTTAGTGTTCCCTGTAGTGCATTCTTTAGGAACAAGAACCCCTTCATACCGTTCGCAAGAGCGTTAGCGATAAGACCAAATGCCATAATAAACACTGGAGCAACTACACCAGCCAAACCTACAATTGTGGTAATGAATCCCTTTGCACCATCAGTCATGCCATTAAACATGTTCAAAATCTTTGTTCCAAACTCAATAAATGGAGTTACCATCTTCATGAACTGTTCACCAACTGGTGCCATTGCTGCTTGGAACTTTTCAAGTGCAGCCTGGAACTTATATAGAGGTGACTCTTCTACTGTTGCAAGCTCTTTTGCAGATAGTGCAGCAAGATCTGATGCTGTCATACTGCTTAGCTCTAGAACACGCTGTGCCTGAGTTCCCTCAGCAATTACGTTTTGGAATAGAGTAGATAGACGTGAGAACTGGAACTTACCGAAAAGCTGCTCAATTGCCTGTGCTCTTGTTGTCGGATCTAGTTGATCAAGTGCCTTTGCAAAGTCTACTACAACGCCAGAAACATTTCCCTGGTTGGTATCAAGAATCTTTCGCATATCGATACCCATACCAAGAAGCATCATTCTTGCTTTTTCTGTTGGGTTAATCAAAGATGCCAAACCAGACTTTAGAGCGTTAGCACCTTCTGATGCATTAATTCCACCTTCCTTCATCGCTGTCATGAAGAATGATAGATCCTCTACGTCACCACCTAGCTGCTTAACTACTGGTCCAGCCTTTGGAATTGCAGTTGTCAAGTCCTCAATAGAAAGAACTGTTTGGTTTTCTACAGCGTTAAGGAAGTTTGTTTTGTCTGCAAGCTGTTTTGTTGAATATCCAAAAGCGTCAGTAAGAGAGATGGTGGTAGCCAATGCATCTTGGGTTGCTGTCTGTCCAAGAACTGCAAGCTTTGTTGACTGTTCTACCTGAGCAATAAGCTTTTGTCCAGTGTTACCCATTGCTGCTGCATCTGCTGCCAGACCTAGAGTTTGGTCAAGGCTAATTCCATACTTAGTTAGCTCAATTCCAAGCTCTTTAATCTGGTCAAGCATGGCGTTAGTTTGCTCTACTGGAGTAAAGGCATCGCCGTATACTCTTCTAAACTTAATCGAAGCCTCTTCAACCTTCTTAAACTCTTGTGCAGCTGCAGTTCCAAAAATAGATAGCGGAATGGTAAAACCAACCATAAGCTGGCGACCAGCCCACTGGGTATTCTTACCAAAGTTTAGAAGGTTTGTAGATCCTTGCTTAAGAATCTGATTAAAAATTTGTGTACGCTGTGCAGCGATTTGTGCTTTGGTTCCAAGGTCTTCCATGTCAAGTGCTAGTGGTCTAACAGCAATAGACTTTAGTGCACCGCTTGCATCTCTACCAAGAGAGATATATTGTGTTTGAAGATCCTTTACTCTTTCACGAGCAACCTTATTAACTGTGTCAAACTCGTTTTGGAACATACGAGAAAAGCTCTTGCTTGAAGCCATTCCATATTTGAAATACTGCCCAAGCGAGAGCTTATTCTTCTCAAGTGCTTTTGTAAATGTGTCTGTAGTAGAGCTAATTGTCTTTAGGCTTGCAGAAAACTTTCCAGTAGCATTAATATCATCTATTAATGATTTCTGTAGATTTTTTGCAGCTAGAGCATTTGCAGTCGAAGATGATGCCATCTCCTTCTGGAAGGTTGATATCTGTCTTTGGAGTGCCTTAATAGATGCCAGAGCTTCGGCAGTATCTATATTGACACGAATATTTGATTGGATATCAGCCATTAATTAGCACCTCTACTAGTTTTTGAGTGCTGCAAGGCCCTCTCCAAGGTTCGATCCAGAAGCCTCTTCGATAATCTTGTACACTGTTGGAAGGTCTAGGTTGTCTTCTAGAACCTTAATATCTTCAGCCAATTCTGGCTTGTATTGCTGCATTGCAATTTGTACGCATTCCATTAGCAAGTCCATAGACTTGTCGTTGTTATCTGCTACCTTTGCGATACCCTCAAACTTTTTCAAAAATGGACGCAATAGAGAAACCTTTAGCGGTCTGATTGAAATCTCTGTTCCATCAATAAGAGTGATTTTCTTGTCTTCATTAGTAGTTGTTGACACTGTTCCTCCTTATGAACATATCTTGTGGTTATATATTATTATAGCATAGAGGATTAAGATTTTTGCCTTAAATCTTCATAGCCTAGGCCCATGCCAATTCCAAATCCAGCCTTGTTTGCATTCTGTCCCTGATATGCTAATATGTCGTTTGAGTCATTTGCTTTACCACCGCTAAAGACTCTTGCCTTCATTGCTTCCCATGGATCTTCTTCTTTTTTCTTGCCAGATTGCTCATCTAGGTCTACCCCCTGCAAAGCAGCTGCAAACTTTTTATCTTCGTAGTCACGCTCTCTCTTTGCCTCAAGGATAGCGGTTAATTCTTGTAGAGATAGAGACTGTTCTAGATCATCAAAATCTTTCCATATCCCAAGAGAGAACACTTCTGCCTCAAGTGCAACTAGGTCGAAAGTCTCCCAAGAGTTACCCTCTTTGTCTGACTTTGCCTGCTCTGCCAAATCCTCTTCTTCTGGATCAACACTAATACCAGCAGAAATATGTAGGATTGTTCGCATAGTAGATAGGTCAAACATATCCTCTACCTGAGATACTGTAGATATAGATGGGTAGAACTGTTGCATAGCTACCCTGACACAATCTGACATGAACGTCAGGGCAATAGAATCATTTGGGGCATCTTTCATAAAGTTAAAAGAATCCATAAACTCTCTAAGATACTTTATTTTTAGTGGGGCAACTAAGATAGATGTCCCATCCATAGTCTCTACCATTGCTGTTTTATGTACGCTAGTTGCCATTATTACATTATAGCAAAAATAAAACTGCCCCAGGATATTTCCCAGGGCAGTCTTCTCTATATTAAATTATTAGAATGTGCGGTCAACAATCTTACCGTATGACGCTGAGTCATTTGGAAGCAGACGGAAAGACACCTCAAACTGAGTAGCCTCGTCACGCTTTGCTGCTACTGTAACATTCTCAATTGAGAGTGCACGGTAAGCAACATAGATTCTTTCCTCATTTGCTGCACAGTCTCCTGTACCAGGACCAACTGCAACTAGACCACGCTCTACTGGGCACTCACCAAGCTCACCTGCTGAAAGATTCAGAGTCTGGATACCTGAACCTGAAGTCAGGTTGGTGTCCTTGCTTGCGAGAGCGAATAGAAGATTTTCTAGTGTAGCTTCAGCAAATGTAGTATTCATGTTTACCTGCATGCCTTGCTTGTAAAGCTTGGCTACGTCAAGAACCTGGTCCACTGAAACCTCACCGAAGTCAGGTTGGAACTGTAGCTCAAGACCGTTGCTGGTATAACCAACGTTGCGGAATCCATCATCAGATGTCCAGTTGTTTAGTGCAGAGGCTCCAGTCTGTAGTGTTTCTACAAACGATTCACCTGTTGCGTATGCTGGAAGATCTGCATCAGTAAGCACACCGTCTTCGTATGTGAAGAGGGCAGCTGCACCAACGATAATGTTCGCACTTGTACCACGTGTATATGCCATATTTTTCACCTCTTATTTTATGGATAAGTGGGCGTTTGTTTCCTCGTTATAAGTATACCGCCCTTTTATTATAAATTACGATTTATGCCAGTCGTAATCAATAATTATTTTGTTACCTGCATAGGTTCTGGCAGTGCCAAAATCAATTAGGTCCCTTGTTTCTTCTAGTTGATAAATTCTGATTTTATGGAAAAATACTGGTAAAAAGTCTGTACCAGAAATAGATATTGTGGCTCTCATAATAGGGATATTGTTTTCATCAAACATTAGTTTGCCCTGATCGTCTTTAAGCTGTATTGGGTTTCCAGCTGGCAAGGTCTTAATCCAAGCATTTAGCTCTTGAGCTGACTCATCTTCTCTATCTAGTAGGTCTTGAACAACCTGAGTGGTTTCGATAAGGTCTACTGGATCTCCAGCCATTTTATAGAAATAGTATAGAAGTTGCTCTGACTTCACGTGTGG